TTCGAAATCATAGAAATAGCGGCCAGTTCATAGATGGATTTTTAGTTAGTATTCTATTCGAAGGCACAACAAAAGAATGCTTGGACGTTGAAAAGCGAGTTCGACCGAATAAAAATATTGGTTGGAACCGAATGGTAGGAGGTTGGCCTTCTGACCCTAGTAGACCAAAACCTATTGAGTGGCGGAAGTCGCGTAGTAAAGCAACCAAGGGTTCTGGCAATGGGTTCTTTGGTAAGAAACATACTCAAGAAACCAGAGAGTTGTATAGCCAGCAGCTAATGGGGAATACTCGTCGTCTTGGCCATAAACATTCTGATGAAACCAAGAAGAAAATGAGCAAGGCTCATATGGGAAATCAGAATTGGAAAAAGCGTAAACCGTATTCGAAAGAGGCGCTAGCAAAGATGAGTGCTGCCTCCAAGAAACGATGGGATAAACATAGAAAGGAACTCGAACATGCCAATTGAATTCTCATCTTTCCCGAATAGTTGGAGACTTCCACTCTGGTGGGCAGAAATCGACCCATCCAAAGCAGGTACAGGCGTCATTAACCTGTCTGCTTTGTTAGTTGGTCAGATGGCGTCTGGCTCTACTGCTTTGCCCAACGTTCCTGTGTCGCCCGGTGATCCCGAGACTGCTATCGCCTGGTTCGGTGCCGGTTCAATGCTCGCCGACATGTTCGAGACGTTCTTTGCGAACAATACGGCGCAAGAGCTGTGGTGCCTACCTGTCTCTGATCCTTCCGGCGTCGCCGCGACAGGCACCATTCATGTTACGTCTCCACCCAGTCAGGCGGGTACGTTGACGCTCTACATCGCGGGACAGCAGGTCCCCGTGCTTGTAGGAGCTTCAGATACAGAGCTGACGGTCGCAGGCAATATCGTCACAGCGATTAACGCAATGACGTCGCTGCCTGTTACTGCGGCGTTGGGCGGCACCGGTGCACAAGTCGTTGATATAACCTGCAAGTGGATCGGAGCAACCGGCAACGATATTTCGATGGGCGACACTCTCGGCGGCGCACAAGCAGCACAAGCGCGTCCCGTAGGGCTCACGCTCGCGTATTCTGGCACGCTTGCGTCTAATCTCGCTCCGCCCAACTTTGGCTTCCTGTCTGGGGGAACGGGCGTGCCCTCGTTTACGTCGGCGATCGCCAATCTAGGTGATTCGCTTTATGAGTACGTAGCGCTGCCGTACACTGACAGTACGTCGCTGCTCGCTTGGCAGACCGAGTATGGCTTTACATCCAGTGGGCGTTGGGGCTGGTTGCGGCAGCAATATGGGCAGATTTATTCGGCCTATCGCGGTCAGTATTCCTCAATCCTGTCGTGGGGGCAGACGCAGAATGGTCCTCAGACTACTGTCATGGACGTTGAGCCTGCTGTTCCTTCTACGGTCTGGGAAGTAGCAACGGCATATTGTGCAGAGGCGGCTATTGCGTTCAGCAACGATCCTGCGCGCCCGTTGCAAACGTTGCAGCTGTACGGTGTGCTTCCTGCGCCCCGCTCTTATCGTTTCCCGCTCACTGAGTTGAACGTTCTCGCATCGAACGGCATCGCGACGCAGACTGTTGGCCCCAATGGGCTGATGGAGATACTGAGGGAGACCACGACGTATCAGCTCAATCTGTATGGAGTGCCCGATACTGCGTACACCGACATGACGACGCTAGCGACGTTATCCAAGCTGCTGCGCAATCAGCGGCAGGCGATCACGACCAAATTCCCACGCTACAAGTTGGCTGATGACGGCACTCTGTTCGGTCCGGGGCAAGCGATCGTGACGCCCTCGATCATTCGCGCTGAGTTGGTGTCGGAGTATGCTCAAGACGAATTCAACGGTCTGGTGGAAGATGCGCGGGTGTTCGCTAAGAACTTGATCGTGGAGCGAGACAGCACTAATCAAAATAGGGTGAATGTGCTTTATCCACCCAACCTCATCGGTCAGCTGCGCATCTTCGCTGTGCTCGCTCAGTTTCGCTTGCTGGGTGCACAGCAGACTACACAGCCGCAAAGCTAGTTCAACATTTTGAAGGAGACAAGAAATGGCGTTCGGTGCACCAAATCTCATTGCCGGCATCGGTCTGTTGACTGTTGACGGCGTACAAATGGCCCTGCGTGCGGCCATGACGATCAGCCCTGACGTTGTTGAGCGCGAGGGTATCGCAGGCCAAGATCGCGTGCAGGGTTATCGCGAGATGCCTCGCGTGCCCTATATTGAGGCTGAGCTTAGTCTGCAGCAGACGCAGGTGATCACTGACCTCGCTCTCGACATCGTGGGCGACTCGACTGTCGTAGCGTTGATGGCCGACGGGCGAACGTTCCAGCTCAATCAGTCGTGGTATCGCGGCGCGACAGAAGTCGCGTCACAGGAGGGGCAATACCGCGTCCGCTTCGAAGGTATGAGCTGCTTCGAAATTCTGGCGTCAGCATCAGCCTAAAATAATTATAACAGGAAGGAAGCCAAATGAACATTCGCCCCAACCCAGATGCGGGTCCTGTCGAGCGTCCCGTCAAGCAACATCGCGTGCTGCAGCCACAAGTTACTGTTATTGACGACACAGCAACTACCAATGTGCAACTAGAAACTGAAGTAAAGCAGGAGATCGCTCCCGAATGGCCCGTCAAGGTCAAGTTGAAGAAACCTATCCGTCTGCTGAAAGCGGATACGGGCGAAGTGTTGCAGCAGTACGATGTCATGGAGTTCAGGGAGCCCACAGCCGGCGACATTATTGCGGTCGGTGGTTCTCCCGTCGTCGTGCTCGACTATCAGCAGGGTACGACGCAGTTTGATGCTACCAAGATGGCGATGATGATGGCCCGCTTGTCCAAAATTGCGCCAGTGTACATCAACAGCATGGATGCTGTCGATTTCATCAATTGCGCAACAATGCTACAGCGAAATTTTCTTCCGGACTGGGGGAGGATGTTGTAGTTGATTGCTATCAACTCGCGAAGATATACGGGCAATCCCCCAGTCTGTTTCTAGAAATGCCCTTGTCCGAAATGTTCCAGCACCTTTACTACACTTCCAAGATGGCGAAGCGATCACATGGCTGATGACAAACTACGTATGATCGCTGAGCTGGTCAACAAGGTCAGCGACCCGCTGCGTATGATGCAGCGGGACATCAACAATTTCGCCAAGACCGGGCAAGACCTTAACAAGATATTCAACAAGTTCGGCAAGGAGGTAGGCTTTAATACTGAGGCCACTCGTAAGCATACGCGCGAGACGACGCGCATGCGACGCGAGATGGAGGCTTTTCGCGACGTCATCCGCAAGGTAACGCCTCAGTTCGGAGAGTTGACCAACTCGATGGGCGAGATGACGACGGGCAGTGGCGCAATCATAGGCGCAATTGCCGGGATTGGCGTTGCCCTTTTCGAGACGACGAAGAGAGCGGGAGAGTTCGCAGATAAGATGAAGAATTTGCGTTTCGCGTCGCGTGAGACTGGTCTGTCTCCGACGATGTTGCGTAACATGCAGCAGGCAGCTCGTGCGTATGGCATGACCGCTGATCAGATGACTAATTCGTTGAATAACTTCGTCAACGTCATGGCGCATGTCAGGCAGCATGACTCGCCATTCATTCACAGATTATTGGAAAAGGGAGCTGGCCGTTATACGATGGAAATCATCAAGCTAGGTCTTGCCGGTGCTACCACTGCAGATCAACTTGATGCTGTTAGTCGAGCTATCGACCGCATGAAGAAGGAGCATCCTGGCAAAGTAGGTGAGCAGATGTCTCGCGATTTGCTCCAATTGCTGGGTCTTGATCCTGCTTTCAATCGTATGTCGCTGGAGCAGCGTAAAAAGCTCGTTGCTGAATTGGATAAGCTGGGAGCCGATCCTTATCAGATGAAGGCGGCTGCTGATGCAGCACAGCGGTTTGATGATGAGCTGATAAAGATCGACGCGATATTTGAAGGGTGGAGAACTAAGCTTGCGCCGATTATTATGGACCCATTGACCCATATTATGGAGTCGTTTCAAGAATTTGTTACATCGCCTGAAGTTGGCAAATTTAGTCAGAACATGGGTGAGATAGCCAATATTTTTAAGGGTTGGGAGCCAGACCTGGCATCTGATCTTCAGGACATCAGGGCTATCTTGGATTTGCTGAATAGAATTTATGAGTTAAGCGGGCAGGGATTGCAGAAGAAGATGCTTGAAGAGTGGAATAAATCTCCTGATCCTGGGAAATACGAGGCTCAGCGTTTATATCATGGAGCACCTCCGGGCCGTCTTGGCTCTAAGGGACCGGGCGGAGGTTGGATACCAAGATATGCGGAAGGTGGCATCGTCACGCAGCCTACGACCGCTCTGGTGGGTGAGAAGGGACCCGAGGCCATCATCCCGTTGACGGGCGGCGGGTTCGATCCGTTCACGAAAATGCAGCTGTTGCTGGAAGCTCTATTCGACACTGACTCGCGATATCGTTCTATTGCGCTCGCTTCGGGTGGCGGAGGAGGAGGTATCACTAGCTATAATGAGTGGGTCGCGCGACGAGGCGGCGCTGGGCGCGGTCCGTTGTTTCGACCAGGGGTTGGCCCTCGTGCGCGTGGTGGCGGAGGGATGGGACGGCAGGCTTTTGGCACAGAGAATGATAACCCGAGCGCTAGCTTAGCCGAGAGCCGGCAACGCATGAAAGCTGAGATCGACAAGGACCCTAAGCTCAGGGATTTTGTTATCGACGCTGCTCAACATGAAGGCGGAATACAATCTAATCTTGAACAGATTATGAACTACGCTTCCATGCGTCATATGACGTTGAGACAGGCATTGCTCTCTGGGCAATATGGTCCAGTCAATACTGGCCGAGTTACTGGCGCCATCTCTGATAGCACACGAAACGTAGGCACAAAGGCTCTTGATCGAGTATTTGGCGGCTCTAACATCACGGACTATGCGACTGATCAAGGTATGGCTGGCGATCCTAACTTCAATAAGTATATGTCAAACCGTGCCTATTGGAACATGCATCAGGTCGAGGGGGCCTGGTTCAGTCATCATGGTGAACAGGGTCGCGCCTGGGCTGCTCAGCAGCGAGAGAACGATCGCCGTGCGATTGCTGAGCAAGAGAAGGCTACCAAAGTTGAAGGCACTGGTAATCTCAACGTCACAGTCAATGCTCCTCCCAGCACGAAGGTAGACGCGTCAGGCGGCGGCATCTTTAAGCAAACGACGATCCAGCGCAATATCCAGATGATGCCAACTGCCGCCGGACCAATGGAGCAAACGATACAGCCCTACATGTATGGAAATAACTAAATGGCTGATGTCGGTACAGGATATCCAAACCAAGAATGGCGTTCGAAGCTTCGCCAGGCTTCGTTTCGCAGCGTCCCTTTCTACGTGCAACAGGGCGCCAAGCGATCGGGTCGCCGTACAGCAGTGCACGTCAACCCGAAGAACGATATTCCTTATGCTGAGGATATGGGACGACGAGCCTATCAGTTCGCTGTCACCGGATATATTCTTGGCCCGTTCTTCTTCTCTGGGTCATTTGAGACAGATCGCGATAACCTAGAAGGCGCTTTGGAAGATCGCAACAGTCAGGGCGCAGGACAGCTCGTGCTGCCGACGCGTGGGGCGTTTACGAACGCGAATGGCCCGATCTCGAACCTGTTCACATGCGTCAACTACACAGTACTGGAGCGACAGATTTGGGGAGGTTATGCCGAGTTCGAAATGATTTTCCATGAGTACGGTACACCGACGATGCAGAACCCTCAGGTAGTATCACAAGCGGGAGTTACGTCGCAATCTTCTTCGACTGCGCAATCTGCCTTACAGTTCTATCAAAACCAGACAACAACACCATGAACAAGAAGGAATTAACAGAAAGCGTAAACCTGCTTAACGATGTCTTAAACGACATCGCTGGCGCTGTGCCTTCTTCGGACTCCGGTGCTGCTGGCTCACAAATGAACTATGACTTCGGTCAATTGCGCACCAATGCTGGGTCATTATTCCTTGCAGGGACCATCGGCACCCCCCTCAATCAATGTTTCTCCGACGTTACCGCCGCGGGGGCAACGTTATCTGGAATGATACAAGCGCTGCAGTCAATCAGCGCTTTAGCGACTGTGACGAATGCCGGACTTCTTTTTGTCAATCTATGTATCATCCTGACGCTGGTGCAGATAGCCAATATCATTGCAGCGACGACGTTCACGAGCCGAAATGAAGTCGAGACATTGATCACGCAGGTTAGTGCTTTATTTGACTCGGCGATCGAGACGGCAGCTGATAGCCAGGCGTCCGACGTTTACTTAAATCTCGTTACGCTGCACGCGCA